CCATGAGCGAGCCAGGCATCGAGTGCGCTGTGGTGGCCCCGACCTTCACCGACGTTCGCCGCACCTGTGTCGAAGGCCCGTCTGGGATTATCAAGTCCCTGCCAGCCGGAGCCCTAGAGCAATACAACCGCTCGAACGGTCAGATAACCCTGACCAACGGCTCCAAAATCCACATGGTCTCGGCAGACGAACCCGACCGTGCCCGAGGGCTCAACCTCTCCTACGCGTGGCTCGACGAGTTCGCCGCTTGGCGCTATGAGGAAACATGGACGGCAGGACTAGCCCCTGCGCTCCGTATCGGCAACCCGCAGACCATCATCACCACCACCCCCCGCCCGACAAAACTCATCCGTGAGTTCATGGCGCGAGAAGATGGCTCGGTAGTGGTCACGCGCGGATCAACGTTCGACAACCAAGCCAACCTCTCCCCAGCCGCGCTCGCTGAGCTGAAGGCTCGCTACGAAGGGACGCGCTTAGGCCGTCAGGAACTCTACGGAGAAGTCCTGCTCGACGTGCCTGGGGCTATCTTTAGTCACACCGACATCGAGAAGTCCCGTATCGCCGAAGCCCCCGAACTGGTGCGCATCGTGGTCGCAATAGACCCCGCCGTCACCTCTGGCGAGAACTCCGACGAAACGGGCATCGTTATCGTGGGCAAGGGCGCAGACGGTAGGGGATACGTCCTCGCCGACCGCTCGTGCCGTGATACGCCCTCAGGATGGGCGCACCGAGCCGTCCAAGCCTTCGAGGACTACAAGGCCGACCGCATCGTGGCCGAGAAGAACCAGGGCGGCGATATGGTCGAGATGACTATCCGCTCAGTGATGCCCTCGGCCCCGTTCAAGGGCGTGGTGGCAAAGCAGGGCAAGCGCCTGCGAGCTGAGCCACAGGCCGCCCTCTACGAGCAAGGCCGAGTGTCCCACGTCGGCGTCTTTGACATCCTCGAAGATCAGATGACCGGCTGGCTCCCCGACAGTGGAACCTCCCCCGACCGCTTGGACGCCCTCGTCCACGCAATCACCGAACTAGGGCTCGCCGCCGGTGCGAGTGCCGACCGCTTCTTCGCCGAACTTGCCCCACCCTGCCCCATTTGTGGGCTTCCAGTGGCGAGGGACGCTACCAACTGCCCCCACTGCGGAGCAAAGAACAACGACTACGACCTCATTCAGGTCTACCCCCGATAGGACGAGATGGCACTTCGAGACCGCTTCAGCCGTAAGGCACGAGACCAGAAACTTGCTGAGACCGTCGCCGAGGCTGTGAAGGCTGGGCTTGCTGGCTCGCCACTGGGAACCTCGAACTACAACCGCGCCACCCCTTCGGAGCCGTACTCGACCATCGGCGGGCAGGGCATCGTCACCGGCATCGGGCAGGCAATCCCAATGGATCGCCCAGGCGTCACGCCCAACGGCGGTGGCTTCGGAGCCATGCTCGGCCCAGCCGCGCCACTGCTCCCTGCTCCCATTGACGTAGTCCTCGACGAAACCGGCCGCGCGCTACCTCGTAAGTACGAGTACGCCGTCGCCCAGAACCTCAACCTGACCCAGACCGAGGTTCCCTACGAGGTACTGACCTCAATGGCTGAGCAAGTGGACGTAATCCGCCGCGCCATTGACATCCGCGTCGGCGACTTGGTGAAGCAGGACTGGTCATTCACCCTCTCCGAGAGCGCCATCTCCGAAATCATGCAAGACCAGAACGTCAGCCACGCTAAGGCGGCGCGTATTGGTCGCGACAAGTACGGCGACGAAATCAACCGACTGACGGCGTTCTGGAAGAACCCCTACACCCAGTCCGACCGCTCATGGAGCGAGTGGCTCACCGAAGTCCTCAACCAAGTGTTCATCTACGACCAGCTCTGCATCTACCCTCGCTACAACCTCGGCAAGAGCCTCATCGGTCTGGACATCATCAACGCCCCGACCATCAAACTGCTGTTGGACAACCGAGGCGACATCCCAACCGCTCCACTCCCCGCTTACCAGCAGGTGCTCTGGGGCTTCCCGCGAGGCGAGTTCACCGCCGCCCCCGAGAGCGACGGCGACTTCTACAACACCCCTGGCAAGTACGGCGAGTACCTGACCGACCAGATGAGCGTCTACGTCAAGAACCGCCGCACCTACTCGCCCTACGGCCTCTCGCTCGTCGAGCAGTGTGTCCCAGCCGCGACCCTGTACCTCGACCGTCAGGCGTGGATGCGAGCCGAGTACCAGTTCGGATCTATGCCCACGACGTTCATGAAGACGAACAGCATGGAACTGACGCTTGAGAAGTTGTCGGCCTACGAGCGCATCCTCAACGACCGCTTGACCGGCTCAACCGCCGAGCGTCACCGCATCAAGGTTCTGCCAGACGGCTTCGACCCCGTTGCCATGCCCTCGCAGGACGAGCGCTACAAGTCCGACTATGACGAGTTCATCATCAAGCGCATCGCCGCCATTATGGGCGTATCCCCCTCGGCGCTCGGTGTGGTCGCTCGCGCCGGTCTCGGTGGTGGCAAGGGTCAGATGGAAGGCGAACAGCAGTCCTCTGAACTGACCTCCACGAAGCCGATGGAGATGTACGTCACCGACATCATCAACTCCCTGAGCCGTCGCTACCTCGACGCCGACCTCAACGTCACCTTCGTCCTGCAGGACAGCACCAGCACCCAGAGCGAACTAGAGCAGAGCAAGGCGCTGCAGATGCAGTTGTTCTCGGGGCAAAAGACCCTCAACGACGTGCAGGGCGAACTCGGTCAGGCCCTCTACGAGATGCCCGAAGCCGACGAGCCGTTCATCGTCGCAGGCAACGCCATCACCTTCCTCAAGGGTCTGCTCAACACCGACGCCTCAGGCGAAACATCAGGACAGAAGGAGACCCCCAGTGACGGCAGCACGCTCAGCGAAACTCCACAAGGCGAAGCAGGCCAAGACGAAGGTGAAGAAAGCCCGAGTGCGAGCCAAGCGCCGGAAACTGACCTAAAAGCGCAAGAGGCTAAGGCGTTCGCCAAGTTCGCCCAGAAGCCTCGGGCTCGCAAGTTCGAGTTCAAGTTCCACACACCCGAAGAGGCTGCAGTCTTGAAAGCGCAGATAAGCGATACCCCAAAAGGTTTGACTACTAAGGCGCAGACACCGGCCATTGTCGCTCGACGCCGCAAGGTCTCCGAGCACTACGCGCCACTGATCCACGAAGCCCTCAAAGCCGCTACAACCGGCGTAGAGACGGCAGTGCGCCACGCCCTCGTTGCCAGCACCGCTAAGGCGAGCAAGTCCGACAAGGACAAGCACGACGCGAAGGCGGCAGTAGACAACAACGTCGCCATCAACACCGACGCGCTCACGAACCTCGTCTCAGGCGTTCACGCCGACGGCGGCCTCGTGGGAACCGATGACGCGATGACCCAGTTGCCCGACAACGACGCCATCACCTCCTCGCCAATGGGGGCGCTCTCGAACTCGGTGGACTGGGCAACGTGGACACCAGGCAACGCTGAGGCCGCTTCTAAGGTGGCTGGGAAGGGCTTACGCGCCCTTATGGATAGCGTTGGCGTCACCATCAAGGGGATTAGCGACACGACCTCACAGGCCATCGGCAACATCATCGCCGACGGACTGGCGCAGGGCTCGACCTACGACGAGATTACGAGCGCGATCTACAACTCCTACGCCTTCTCTTACGAGCGAGCGCAGGCCATCGCCTCAACCGAAGCCGGACGAGCTGCGAACGCATCAACGCTGGACGCCTACCAAGTCGCAGGGATTACCCAGTTCAACTGGGAGACCTACGACCCATGCGACGAGTGCCAAGCCGAGGGGGAAGCCAACCCTCACGACGTAACCGACACCTACCCACCGCTTCACCCCAACTGCGAGTGCTTCATCACGCCAGCAGTCTGACCTACGGAGAACCAATGACCGACACCATCAAGTCCATCACATACGCCTACCTCGGTGGAATCGAGAAGTCCTACGACGATGCAGGCTTCCTGCACGTCAAGGGCCTTGTCACCGACGAAACGCCTGACCTCGATGAGCAGATCTGCGACCGAGCGTGGGCGGCTAAGGCCGTTAAAGAGTGGTTCGAGACCGGAGGCAACATCCGCGAGATGCACCAGAGCAAGGCCATCGGCAAGGCCATCGAAATCGGCGAGCAGGGAACCGGCTTCTACGCCGCAGTCAAGGTAGTGGACGCTGATGCTCGCCTGAAGGTCGAAGAGGACATTTTGACCGGCATGAGTATTGGCATTAAGGGCGCTCGGGTTGTGAAAGATGCCCAGGCTCCTAACGGTCGAATCGTCGGCGGCAAGATAATCGAAGTGTCGC